TAAGCAAAACCAAGCAAGTGCTAAGCAAACGGAAGCAGATAAGATAAGATTAGATAAGATAAGAGAAGAAGAGATAACAAACAAAGAAGAGATAAAGAACACTTGTGCAATCTTTGACCAATTTTGGGCCATCTATCCACGCAAGACCGGGAAGCAGGCAGCGTCAAAGTCCTTTGCAAAGTTGTCCAATGCAGACCAACAAGAAGCCATGAACAACATCTCAAGGCTTTACTCTCAAACCCCCGTGCAGTTCGTCCCTCATGCCGCCACCTACCTTAACGGCAAACGCTGGGAAGACCAAGCCATCCAACGAACACCTAACTTCGCCTACTCAAACCTAACCTCCGATGATGAACCCTTACCAGTTGTCCGCTGAACGAAAGTTACTCGGCTGCCTTATGGACAAGTTCGTAAACCGAACCGTCCTCCTAACCCAAATCCCTGAACGCCTATTCACAGGCAACAACGTCCTCCTGTACCGGGCTATCGAGTCCCTTCACAAAGCAGAGCGAGAGATTGACATCGTAACCGTCTACAAACACCTTGCCGACCAAGGCCAAGCCCACGTGCTACTCGAAGGCATTGACCCTGAAGCAGGGCTTGTCAGCAACTGGAAGACCTACGCATCCGATCTGCACGACCTTTGGAAGGACAGGGAAGAAGCAAGAATCATGGAAGAACTCGCCCATGACCGGGACATCCCTAAGGCATTCCAACGCTACCAATCCATTCAAGCCGTCGAATCCAACGCCTCCGAATCCTCGGCCCACGAACTTGCAAAGGACTTCCTCGCCAACATGAACGAGGTCCGTGAAGGCAGACGCAAGGATCAAATCTACCAAACCTTCATCCGACCGCTTGACAACATCTGCACCGGGTTCAAGCCCTCCGAGTTCATCCTCGTAGGTGGTCGTCCTGCGATGGGTAAGACCCTGCTTGCTCTCCAAATAGCGATGAACCAAGCCATGGCCGAGATTCCCGTTGTTTTCTTCACGATGGAGATGTCAGCAGACCAACTGACCCAGCGGATGCTTTCCAACCTTGGAACCATGGACGGGGCAGCATTCCTAAAACCCGACGAGCGAATCAGCACCGAGCAGTACCTGACCTTGGCACAAAAGGCTGACCAACTCAAAGGCAAGCCTCTCTACATCGTGGACCTGCACCAAGCAAACCTTGACCGAATTGAAGGAGAAATCGCTAAACTCAAGGCCAAGTTTGGAGTCGTTGGTTTCTACCTCGACTACCTGCAACTCGTAGAACCCGTTAAGATTGACAAGCCCAAAAAAAAAATTGAGCAGATGACCAACATCTCTATGCAACTGAAAGCAATCTGCAAGAGGCAGAAGGTCTTCGGGGTTGTTGTTTCTTCGCTATCACGGGCAACCGAGGGACGCTCCGACCATCGTCCTGTCATGTCCGACCTGCGAGAAACCGGGCAACTGGAGTTTGATGCCGACAAAATCGCCTTCGTTTACCGACCTTACGAACACGACAAGAACGCAGAGCAGGACCTTATGGAGGTCATCTTCCGAAAGAACCGGAACGGTAGCCTTGGAATCGCCCAAGTTCAATGTCAACTGCCTTACACCAAAGCCAACGAATATCCGCTATGAACATTCTCGCCTCAATCAGCGGTGGCCGTTCATCAGCAATGATGTCCTACATCCTGCATAATCACCCGAAATACAAGGACGATAACAAGGTCTTTGTGTTTGCTAATACAGGAATGGAGCGACCCGAAACGATTGAGTTTCTCAAAAACTGCGACCAGCATTGGGGTTTAAACATTGTCAAAGTTGAGGGCGTTTATTCCGAAACGATGGGCGTAGGAGTAGGCTACAAGGTGGTGGAATGGGACGAACTATCAATCAATGCAGAGCCGTTTGATGGGGCGATTATGCACATGAACAAAGGTGAATATCAAGGATTACCTCATTCAAACGCCCCCTATTGCTCCGATAGAATGAAAACAAGGCCCATCCAAAAGTTTGCGAAAGACTATTTCAAAACCAAAAACTTTGTAACGAGCATCGGGTTCCGGGCAGAAGATATGCCCAAACGAATCTCTTGGCCCGAAATCAAGGCAGAGGACAAGCGAATCTATCCGCTACTGACCGACTTTGAGAAACCAATCGGCCAGCGTGAACTTACGGAGTGGTGGCAGAAACAACCCTTTGAATTGGGTATCCATTCCAAACTTGGCAACTGCGAACTTTGCTGGAAGAAATCGGATAGGAACATCGTTGAAACAATACAACACGGAACCCGATTCGTGGACTGGTGGGCCAAGTATGAGCAGAAATACGGGCACACAAGTTTTAGGGGCAACAAATCCATCAACGACTATGTGAAGATGGCTCAACAAGGAAAGCCGATGGAGTTTGATTTTGACCAAGAAGACTATAATTGTATGTGCTAATGACCCCCGAATACACCCTGCAAGCCGCCTGCGTCAAGTTGTTCAAACTCTTAAGGCCCCACGAGGAAGGGCGGTTGTTCCTGAACCTCAACAACCCCCGAAGCCGAACCAACGGTCATTTTCTCAAAGGAATTGGCCTGACCGCTGGGGTTGCAGACATGACCTACCTATCGAACAAAGGGGCTATCTTCTTGGAGTTCAAAGCCAATAAGGGCAAGCAGTCCCTGTCCCAAAAGTGGTGGCAGGGAGTCGTCCAAGAGGCAGGGTACAGGTACGAGGTCATCCGAAGTGTTGAGGATTTTCAGCGAGTGGTCGCAAGTGTGGAATAGGTGTGTAAATTTGCACTATACTCAATCGGGTATAATAAATAGAAAAACCCAAAATTTATACGCATTCGGGTATAATCGTCAGCCTCTGGTCTTACCAAACCTCCCCCAGCGTCAGCCTATAAACTTACCAACCAAACCCCAAACCCATGAAAACCACACCCACCGATTTCCGACGCTGGCAACTGCATATCCGCAAGGAGTGCGTCAACTGCAACCGCCCCGACAAATCCGAAACCATCAAGGCTTGGTCCGTCAACTGGACCCTGCTCGGTCGTATCCTCCAAGCCAAAAATGCCTGACCATGGAATGGATTAAATGCTTGGACCGTATGCCGGAACCTTACGAGCCTGTCCTGATTTTTACGACCGACATGAATCAAGCCTACGCATGGCTTGGAGATGGCCGTTGGTACTACGAACACCAAACTTGGTTCCTAATCGAAGTAAGCCATTGGATGCCACTACCACCAAACCCGTTTTAATCAAAACCAATGAAAAACGAATTTATCCCCTACGAACAAGCCCTTGCACTCAAAGGGCTTGGGTTTGATGAACTTTGTTTTGGTTGGTATAATGAAAGGCAAACCTTGTTATGGTTTACGCAGGATAATTTTTGGCATGACATGGATGAAGCCGAATGTATTGTCCCCCTCTACCAACAAGCGTTCAGGTGGTTCCGGGAGAAGCACGGATTAAGGCCCTTCATTGAGATTGATGTTGATTGCGAACCAACCTACTATAATGCCTATGTTCAATGCTCTTTAGTGTATCATGGCGACAACTACGAAGTAGCAGAACTCGCCTGCCTTAAAAAACTCATTGAACTTTCAACCAAGACGGCATAACCATGGACCTAATCTCACGCACCATTCTCGGATACACCGCAGAGGTTGTCGGAGTCAGCCCCGATGATATATTGAGCGAAGTCAAGACCCAAGAACTGGTCCTTGCTCGCAGCATCTTCGCAGACATCGCTTACTCGGAATACCTGTACACCTACTGCCAAATCGGTCGAATCATCAAGAGAAACCACGCAACGGTCATGCACAACCTCGAAATCCTTGCGATAAACATGAGAGCAAGGCCCGACATCAAGTTTCTGCGTACACAGGTTTTAAACAGGACACGGGATTTTTTGCAACATTAGGAAGAACCCCCTCCATCTTTGCGTGAGTGAACGCAGAGAGCATCGTCCTTGACCTGTATCGCAGCGGAGAAATCCGCAAGGCTTGCCTCACCATTACGGGGGGCAATCCGCTTTGGAAGGACCTCGAACAAGAGGTCGTCCTGATTCTGCTCGAAAAGGACCCCGACAAGATCACCAAGATGCAGGTGCAAGGTTACCTGCGATTCTACATCGTTCGTTTGATAATGAACCTGTACCGGGGCAACAACAACCAATTCGCTAAGAAGTACCGCCACCACGACGAGCGTGTCGAAGTGGACCCCGAAACCCAAGAACTAAGCAAGGACTACGATTCCCTGCTTGACGACCTTTGGGCCATTGCCCAGCAAGAGATGGACTCTTGGGCCAAGGACGGAGCCTTCCCGTACGACAAGGAACTGCTGAACCTGCTGATGCAGACCGGCAACATGAAGGCTATGAGCCGTGAAACGGGCATCCCGTACCGGTCTATCATTTACTCCATCGAACAGGCCAAGGCCAAAATCAAAACCGCAATCGAAGCAAATGGATATACTGGTCTATCCCATCCTGATTAGTGCCTTGGCGACCCTTGCGGTTGTGGAGTTCCGGGTCCTGCCTTCGTGGTTCTACGCTCTGCCCTTTGCCAAGCGGAAGCCGTTTTCGTGCATGACCTGCTTCGGGTTTTGGATGGGAGTCCTCCTGACCCTGCCAACGTGCCAATGGTACTTGGCTCCAATCCTCGGCCTCGCCTCATCTGCCACCGCAATAATCATTCGGGAATGGACCTTCAAATGACAACCGACCAATTCGTAATTGCCCAAAAGCATCGCAAGTATTGGGACCAGTACATCGCATCCCTGACGATGCGACTGCCACCCGATGCGGTTGGTGAACTGCAAGCCATCTTGACCGCTCACGGACGACCGCCTACAAATTGGTGGTGTGCGGACTGCGTAAAATCGGCTCTCCAATACATTTACCTTCAAGCGGACTTGTTTGCCGAGTCCAACCAAAACACCGTTACAATCCCACTAAGCAATGCCCCTGCCAATCCCGAACAATAACGAAAGCAAAGAAGGCTTCATCGGTCGTTGTATGTCCAACAACAGCGTCAACACGGAGTTCCCTGATACGGCTCAACGGCTTGCGGTTTGTGGCTCAACGTGGGAGAATCACAAAAGGCAGCAATTCGAGTCTTATTCGGACTACGGTCAAGAGATTAGGGCCAATGCCAAGCGAGGGATAGAACTCAACGAACGCAACGGGAACAAGTGTGCGACGCAGACGGGTAAGGTCCGGGCGCAGCAGTTAGCCAACGGGGAAGCAATTTCCCTTGAAACCATCAAGCGGATGCACTCCTACCTGTCAAGGGCCGAAACCTACTACGACAACGCTGACGATACCTCGGACTGCGGTTACATCAGTTACCTCCTTTGGGGCGGTAAGTCTGCTTTATCATGGTCAAGAAATAAACTCCGAGAACTTGGCGAACTCGAAGGCGAAGGATGACGAAGCCCAAGTGCAGGCTCGGATGGACTCGCTGATGATGGTCATTACGACCCTGTGCGACTGCATCGGAGCGGTGGACGATTCCAATGCCCCGAACCAGTACGAAGTGAAAATGAAAATCGTAAACAAGATAAGCGACCTAATCGACAAAATCGAATACTAATGGGAACCAGTAAGGGCAACGGCAAATACATCGAAACCCCCGAAAAGATGTGGGAGTACTTTGAGGCATACCGGGCAGGGGTCAAGAGCAACCCAAGGACCAAGACGGTATTCCCCGGCAAAGATGCTATTCCCCAATACGAACCCTTGGAGCGTCCGTTGACCTTGGAGGGCTTTGAGAACTGGTGTGCGGATGCAGATATAATTGAGGACCTTGGGGCCTATTTTACAAACAGGGACAAGCGATATGACGACTATGTAGCCATCTGCTCGCGTATAAGGCGAACCATCCGCCAAGACCAAATTGAGGGGGGCATGGTCGGTCAGTACAACCCGTCCATCACTCAACGCCTCAACAACCTTGTGGAGCGTCAGGAGAACACGGTCCACATCGAGCAACCCCTGTTTGGGGATGGACTTTAAGTACACGACCGCCATTAGCCGAATCCGTCGGATGACGGCCCGAAAGAAGGTCATCCAAGGCGGAACAAGTGCGGGCAAGACCCTCGCCATCCTTGCGGTCCTCATAGACATCGCAGCAAAGAACAAGACCGAGATTTCGGTAGTTTCCGAATCCATTCCTCACCTACGTAGGGGTGCAATCAAGGACTTCGCCAAGGTCATGCAATGGACGGGCCGATGGGTCGCAGACCGATGGAACAAGACCCTGCTCACCTACAACTTCGCCAACGGCTCGGTCATCGAGTTCTTTTCGGCTGATTCCGAGGCACGGCTCCGAGGGGCAAGGAGGCAGGTCGTTTACATCAACGAGGCGAACAACATCGACTTCGAGTCCTACTACCAGTTGGCTATCAGAACCAGCGAGGCCATCTACATCGACTTTAACCCGACCCACGAGTTTTGGGCGCATACCGAGGTCCTGCCCGAACAGGATGCAGAACTGGTCATCCTTACCTACAACGACAACGAGGCCCTGCCTGATACCATCAAGCGGGACATCGAACTGAACCGCACCAAAGCCGAAACCTCTGCATACTGGGCTAACTGGTGGAAGGTGTACGGCCTCGGTCAGGTCGGGACGCTTCAGGGTGCGATATACGAGGACTTCGAGGTGGTGGAGGGTATAGATGTCAGCCGTGCGAAATTCGTCGCCCTTGGGCTTGACTGGGGCTTTAGCAACGACCCAACTGCACTCGTAGCAATATACCGCCAAGGGGACTGCCTGCTGATTCAGGAACTGCTCTACTCCACGGGCCTGACCAACCAAGACATCGCAGACAAGTTGCGGACGCTGGGCATCACAAGGGCTTGGGAAATCGTGGCGGATTCAGCAGAACCCAAGAGCATCGAGGAAATCTATCGGTTGGGGTTCAACATCAAGCCAGCGGAGAAAGGCCCCGACTCGGTCAGGAACGGGATAGACATCCTCAAGCGGTTCAAATTGCAGGTGACCAAGGACTCCACAAACCTCATCAAGGAACTGCGGTCCTACACTTGGGCGACCGACAAGGAGGGCAAGAACACGGGGGTTCCGATTGATTCCTTCAACCACGCCTGCGACGCTATGCGGTATGTGGCACTTAACAAGTTACGGGTCAGTAACTCAGGGAAGTATGTTGTGGTGTAACTTTGCCCCATGAACACGGAACGCATCATCGACCTGCTCATCGAAATTGGCAAGACGATTGCAGCCGTTTTCTTTATCATCACCCTTCTAACCCTCCTTTGGACCTTATGAAAGTCGTTCACTACTACCACATCTACTGCGGAGGGAATTGGCAGTTAATCCTGAATCAACACATGATGGCCGTGTGCAATTACGGCCTCATCAATGTCTTGGACGAAATCCGTGTAGGCATCGTCGGTCCACCAGAGCAACGCAAAGCGGTCAAGGAGGTGCTGGAGAACTCGATGGTGGCCGATAAGGTCAAGGTCGTGGTTACCCGGACCAATGCTTGGGAGCAGGCGACGCTTACCGAGATGTACCGGGCCTCGCAGGAAGAGGAAGCCGTGTACCTGTACGCCCACACCAAGGGGGCTGCGAATCCATCCTTGACCACCCAACTTTGGGGGAGGTCGATGCTATTCTTTAACGTGGTCGCATGGGAGCGGTCCATGCAACTGCTCGAAGGAGTTGATGCGGTCGGATGCCATTGGATAACCAAGGAGCAGTTCCCTCACATGGCTGACCACAACAACCCGGAAGGCTACCCCTACTTCGGTGGTAACTTTTGGTGGGCCAAGTCAAGCCACATCAAGGAACTGGGCGAACCTGCAAGGGACCACCGATTCCAAGCCGAGCATTGGATAGGCAAGAAGCCCGACACCAAGGTCTTTGATTCCAACCCCGGCTGGCCTTCACCCGAACGATTTGTCATAACCTTCTAACCATGTACCAACACATCCCCACCAACCGACCTATCACGGGAATCGAGATAGGTGTATGGGAAGCCCACAACTCCGTGAGGCTGCTTGACAAATTCCCGAACCTGCACATCACGCTAATTGACCCGTTTGAGGGCTATCAAGATTGGTGGGGCTTTATTGATGGAAACACCATGAAGGGCCACGAATACATCGCCTTTGAGCGATTGAAGCCCTACGTTGACCGTGTCAACATTATTAAGCACTTTTCAGACAAGGCGTTGGAGTTCCTTGCCGATGAATCCTTTGACTTCATTTACATCGATGGGGACCATTCCTACAAATGGGCCTTGCACGACATCACCAACTATTGGGCCAAGGTCAAACCGGGCGGTGTGCTATGCGGACATGACCGTTCCCTTTCAGGCGTAGCCCAAGCCCTTGAGGAATTTGGAAAATCATTCACGCCAAGCGAAGAACCACAAAACGATTCTTGGTACATCTTGAAGCCATGAGGTTACTCGCAAACATCGCCTACCACCACAACCCCGAAAGGATACCAAACCTCATCCGGGTCATTGAGGCTATCAAGTCCTACCCCGTGCAGGCCGACATCTTCGTGGACACCAACGACCCCGAAGTCGTGGGGCTGCTTGCGGACCAACCCGTAACGGTTCACGCTCACACGCAACTGGCTCACCCTTGGGCTTTGACTGCAGTACACCGCACCCGCATCAAGGAAACCTACAAATACTTTGACTGGGTGGCCTACTTTGAGGACGACATGATGCTGCCCAAGGAAGGCTTTATCAACTTCACGGAGCGGTTCGATTTGATGTTTGAGGATGGCTTGTACCCATCCTTCACTCGCATTGAAACCTACGACGACAAGGAAGGCGAATGCACTCCCGACATTAACCAAGACCTGCCCGGCTCGGTGTGGTGTGAATGGAACGGCAAGGACTACGTGAGCCTGCCTTATTACATCAACTACCACGCTTTTTGGATGTTCAGCACCAAGAGGCTCAAAGAGGTCCTGACCCGTAATCCGGGCGAACTTGACCACATCCCGAACAACGGCCTTTACCGGGAAAGCCTTGCCTCTTTCCCGATTTGGTCTTTAAATCTAAAACCGATGCTGGAGTTCACGGAGCAGGGCGAACTTGCGGACCATTGCAAGGTCTTTCACTTGACTAACAACTACAAGCACGGAAGCAGGGATATAAAAACCATCTTTAAGCGATGAAACAACTTGACGCTCTCCGCAACACCCCACGGATGTATTTCATGTCCATTGACTACCATTCGGGCAACAACCGGGTGGACGGCCTGATTGACCTTTGCCAAAAGTACCTCAAGCCAACGGACAAGTGCGTGGAGGTCGGTTCGTTTTCGGGGGTGAGCAGTCAGGTCATTGCCCTGCATTGCGAAGAGTTGCATTGCGTTGACACTTGGGACTTCGATGACACGATGCCAGCCGAGCAGATGTTCGACCTGATGCACCCGAACTACCCCAACATAGCCAAGGTCAAGATGACCAGCATCAAAGCATCCAAGCAATATGCCGATGGCTCTCTTGACTTTGTGTACGTTGACGCTGACCATTCTTACGCATCGGTCGTTGCAGACATCAACGCTTGGAAGCCGAAGGTCAAGCCGGGCGGTTACATCGCAGGCCACGACTCCTATATGCCCGAAGTTCTAAAGGCGGTCATGGACTGCCTCGGTGAACCCTTGCAATACTTCACCGATACCTCTTGGATTGTCAAGTTATGAAACTCCAAGACCTGACCATTGACCAGTTCCAGCGCATCGGAGCCATTGAGTTCTCCAGCGTCCTTGGGGACTACGACAAGCGTGCAGGAGTCGTCGCAATCGTTGAGGGGGTCGATATATCAATCGTCCGAGAAATGCCCGCCAAGAGCGTCCTAAAGCGTTACAAGGCCATCATAAGCGAGTGGAACGCATTGCCTGCATTGGGGTACAAGCGAAAGTTCAAAGCCGGGGGCAAGTGGTGGATCCCGACGGTGTTCACGGACGAGTTGACTGCCGGGCAGTTGATTGAACTCATGGACGCAAACACCACGGACGAGAAACAACTCCTGCAGAACCTCCACCGCATCATGGCGACCCTGTGCAGGGAGGGCGGTCTATTCGGGTTCTTCCCGAAAAAGTACGACGGTGCTGCTCATGCGGAGCGAGCCGAACTCATGAAGAAGTACGCCAAGGTGGGCGACGTTTGGGGGGTTGTCAGTTTTTTTTTGCTAAGTTCAGAATCCTACTTGAAAGTTTTGAGCGACTATTCCAAGCACCTGATGACGAAGGCAGGGGAGTTGACGTAAGCCCTCTCGCAGGGTACGGATGGCTGATGGT